GCAGAATATTAAACGATAGGTAACTCGCTTGCCACCAGCCTGCCGGTTGGCGTGTGACAAGTCAAACTAAATAATCAGGCTAAGTATGTAGAACTGTCTGTAGAGGACTTGCGGACGCGGGTTCAATTCCCGCCGCCTCCACCAACACCAAAAACCAACCCTTCATCCGGTTGGTTTTTTTGTACCTACTCTTGCGTGTTTACGGGGATTCCTGCGGATTCTTGCGGACTTCGAGGTTTCATGAAATCACATAAATTCGCTCAGTTTTTCTCTCTCTGCGCCATTATTCTCTCCACCCCTGGCCGTCATGCAAACACGAAGTCCGCAAGTTAGAATTTTTTAGGCCATATAAATCAACCAATTACACGCGGACTAATCAAGTGGTTGATTTTCAGCATTGGTAGGGGAAAGAAACAGCACCTAGGCGGAGAGAATAAAAAGAATATGAAAAACTGCACCTCATTAGTCTTTTGCGCCTCAATGATGCGTGCACGAATTACATCTAAATCCTTTTCATCCAGAAGCTCGAAAATCAGATCTATAAGGCCATCAACAGTTACTCGCACGACAAAATAATCTGGACCGACAGTTACACGATCAATTAACTGTCTAAAAATTCGCTGCTAGTAAATATATCCCCGACAAAGCCGGGGTTGCCTCGTTTATTTACGTAATTTCTCAATAAATCATAACAAATTGTAAATCTATTACTTACGTACAAAAATTATCGGCAGTTAGCTGCGAGATATGCGTCAAAATCTGCCATTAAGATAAATCAATGCCTTATAGTTAGGCTATCCACGATGACAATGGCTTTCGCCGACCATCCAAACTTCTCCAAGCTATTGAATTTTAAGATGTCCCGGCCTTATTAAGAAGTTACGTAATGGTTACTTAATTTACTGTTTATTAACATCTTTTTCGACTAACAGATCTCTCTTGCTAGAGCCTTATCAAAAGCCGACAGACTCATATATAATTCTTACATTCTTAGGATATATTTTGCCGCTCAATTATAAATCGGAGAAATCATAGATGAAGTTATTCAGAAATAAAGAAATAACTTTTCATGCTCTAATTTTCCTGACTGCGGGATTGATAACCTTAACATCTAACGCTGCTTCAAGACAGTGCGAAGATAATGGCGGCGCTATTATTTACCTATCTCAGCCAGTTAATGGCGTAACGGCTGAGATTATTGCTGAAGATTTTATATCCCAAAATATTTTGCCAAACTCTGATATATATGTAAGAGATTTCTGGAATAAATTTAAATCGTCTCATGAGCATAAAATTGATGAATTAGTTAGTAGCTGGGAAGCTAGTCAGGTTGCAAAAAATGCCGTTCTAGACCGTAAAGCATTTGTTGAATTGCTATTCCAGCTTCGTAAAACGATTGTTGAGTTGGAAAAAGAACGTCAGTCACCGGAAAATGCAGCTAAACTTATTGCCGGAGAGTGGAATGACTGGCGGGCGGACCATATGAAACAAGAAGAATTTATTGAGCAGTTTGTTTCTGAAGCAAGGTCTAGGCAGCAGAAAAATGGTACACCCATTTATGGCGCAACACTACAAGCGGCTCAAAGTATGAGAAACCGCCTTGATGATCTCCATGATGCAGCCGGATCTCGGGATCCTGCTGAAGACCTATATCAAATGTGGTTATGGGACTCTTATATTCGTCAAAAAGCAGCAGATATCGAAATTGGAAAGCTTAGATCGATGAGAGATGGCGAGGCTTATCTGAATGAATACTTAATTAACAGAAAGGCAACAATTAAATGTGTTGTTGGAAAATTTACCGAGAAGCATAATCAACAATTAACACAATCCGAAACTCAATCAATAAAACAATCAGATCGTTTTGAATCTTCGCTATTTGCAGAGCCGACAGAAAAAGAAATGTTCACAGCGGTTGCTACAAAATTTGATCAAATAAATGCTAACTATAGAGCAATCGGACAAAAATGTGAGCGTCGCGAGTTTGAAAATGACCCCCTTTTAGCGATGCAGTGTATAACAATTTGTGGTGCTGGGGGAGGAAAATGTAGCATTAGTTTCGAACTGACCAGGTTTGAAAAACTTGCTTGCACGGAAGCACGAGAACAACCAGGATACGTTTGCGATTTTGTTGTTGGATTTTCTTCAGATAGCCCTTTTGCAAAAGGGGCAATGAACCAGCTTACTGGGGGAGGAAATAATGGACAAGGGCGATTTATATATAGCAATAACAGTTGGATTTTTTTGCCTATGAATAGAAGATAGTCTTCTACACAGATACAGTCAGATTCTTAGAATTTTGTTGCTACTGCTTCAGGTAAAAAATCATTCAGTGAGCTAACCAAGGTAATGGATTGCCTATTGTAGAAATATATGTTTTCATTTAATTTGCCGAGTGCATTACCATTTTCGTACAATCGAGCATAGTATCCTTCAATCTCTTGCGACATTGGATGATTAGAAAAAAGACTAGGATATATATTTTCCGCCCAATTAAAAACTCTATCTGGAGGAAGGAATGTTGAAGGATCGGGAGTAATCCATTCAATTCATTTCCTGCGGTATCATAGCATTTTTCAAAAATTCTTATGCTGCCTTCATCCAGACGTGGGCTATCCCATGTCACCACAAACCCACCATCGTTAAGTGCTGTAACAGATGAACGTTGTTTTTCACCATTTGTTAATGTATTAACAAGAAATTCATCGCGTTGTGCTATACCATTGCCATCTGAAGTGGCTCATAAATGCCATTAAAACTACTGTCTTGATTCCAAGAAGTAGCTTATCATTATATTTTGATAAAAAATAAATATAATATTGCTCCTATAATCGCAAGCACTATAGCCAGCCTCGCGACCACCATCGTTAATTGTAGGGAAAAATCAACCAACACAACAGTTAAACGTAAAAAGATAATACCCAAAATAAATCCTATTGCACCAAAAATCCAAATGGTTGTATTTGCGTAGTTGTTTGCTTGAGCAAATACAATACCAAATATACATCCAATAACCGCGATAGAAAAATTAACCCATTTGGGCAAGGAATTCAGAAAGTTTAATAGACTCTGAAAAACAGGAAGCAATTTATATTTGCTTCTATTTCTATAGTTTGAAGGAGGCGAATCAGATGGACGATATTCATAGGCTTTATATACAAAAATTGTGCCTATCCCTCCACATTTAGGGCAATGTTTTGAAGGTGTAATCGGATCTTGACCTGAACCACCACATAAACCACAAACTTCCGTACTCATAACGAAATATCCAATAATACCCCAAGGCTATGGAGATCACTATAATTGAATTCCGCTCAAATCCAGCGTAGTTTTCTTGATAATATAGCTGATAAAGCTTATTCGACGGGTAACAGCGATGCCCAGGTGAATCAACAAAACTTCCGCATAAGCTCCATAATCTTTAGGGTAGCTTCTTAAATAACTTACATGCGATTCAACTGCAAGCTGACATGATTCTGGTCTTTGATTTACCCAATCACCAACAACGATTGAATTCTCACTAAAACGAAGCTTAGGCACACTGGCAGGAAAAGGTGAGGCATTAATACCTAACCATTTTGATATTTGGGGCGGCATACCGACAGTTTGTGCCATTGATCCTGCAACTTGCTGAAAATCGATTACTCTATCCCTTGCCATTTATCGAGTTCAGCCTGGGCTGATTCGCAACCATTGCACTCGTTTAGATGACGTTTTGCCTCAGTTATCTTGTTTTTTCAGAGCTGGCGTTCACGTTGGATAATCATTGTAACTTTCAACTACCTGTCCTACCTGATTCCCCCAGGGAATCCCAAAAAAGAAATTCAGCTAACACATCAGATCTAGCTTGCTCCGTTCTAACTACTATCACAATCACGATGAATAAAATACAAAAGGAGGTTTTCTATATCTGGATCATCTTTTTCTTCTCCAATTGAAAAAAAATAAACAGCCCCAAAAAAGCAATTTCAATTATTCTCACATAAAGTGACATGAGCACCTAGTGCCTGATTTAATATTGTTTTCTTTGTATCAACAAATAAAGGAGTTTGACCAAACTCGCCTCCTAAAACATAGACCCCATTGTCATCGTTATTGATTCCAGCATATATACCAGTTGACGGATAATATCGATATTGCCAAGGCCCAAAGCTCTGTGTTAATTGTTTCTGAGGAAAGTATTGAGGAAATTGTACTTCTGCCCAATTTAAAATAGTTTCTACTGAATTTTTTAAACTATAAATTCCCGGAATAACTTCAACTCCACAACCTGCGTGCGAGCCCAAAGAGCCGTATAAGTCTCCATCACTGGCTAAGATGGGAATTCGAGGACTAGTCGACAGTACGCCATAGGATTCTTTATAGCGAGTTGCTTCTAATATTTCATAACCTGTACCATCAGTATTTAATTTATATGCCATGCTATTTGCAACACCATATAAAATATCTTTTTCTTGATCTAGTACCAGACCAACGAATGGACCTGTAAAAAGATAACTTGGCACATTACCTGTATTAACAAAGCTCCTTAATTTTGTAAAATTGTTAAAATCTTGATTTATCTTTACAATTTCACCAGCAGTACCGATTCCCATAGCAATGCTATATAAATATCCATCGTATAAAAGTAATTCTCCAACCGCACCAGTACTAATATCTAAACTGACATTGCTTCCATCTTTCTTGACTTTAAATAGAGGCCCTGCATTACCATATAAATACCCATCAATTCCCTCTACTAAACTGGAAGTAGGCGTTCTTAATATTGTTTGATTTTCATCCTCTGGATTTCGTACACTCTTCAAAAAAAGTACATTAGCAAAACCAGTGCCATCTTTATTGATCTTGAAAATTGTAGGCCCACCCACAAAGAAATCAAAATTGCATGAATTGAAGCTGCCATCACCACATTGCGATGTTGTTCCATATAGGGCACCATCACTGGCCTCTAATAAAGCGGTCTCAGGAATTACACCAACATCCCCAAGTGAAAATGAATGCAAAATTTTATAATTCGATCCATCTTTATTGATTCTGAATACTGTACCAAGCGCATTCTGACCACCTTCGCTGGTTGTTCCGTAAAGTACACCATCACTGCCTTCAACTACGCGATCAAGTGGCTTAATACCATCATTTGGGTCAGTAGAAAAGGAATGCAAAACTTGATAACCACTTCCATCCTTATTAATTCTAAAAATTGAACCAGCGCCAAAATTACCCCCAGTTGCATTTGTTCCATATAGTGAACCATCTGATCCCTCAATTAAACGATTAGCACTAACTCTATCATCATCACCCTGGAGAATCACAAGAATATCGTAATCAGCCCGCAAAGGCGTAACTAGAAAGTACGTTAAAAAAACAACAAAAAATAATCTTTTCATGTAAATCTCACTTATCATCAAAATTACCTTACTTAATTACCAACCTACTTCATTTTAATTTTAGATCAGTTATTGCAGTAGCAAATACAAAATATTAGCTTTAAAGAACCCCTGCTGAGGGCGAACACAATTCCGGCCGGCAAAAGCTATTTCACGATGATTCATAATCAGGTTCTAGCTAGTTTGATGAAGCCGAACTTTGTCAAGGCATTAATCCAGCGCTGGGCATTGCATTGGACTGAAAGTGATTCATAGTCGGTGGTCGAATCCCAGTATTGTTCGTGCCGTTTGGGCATGAAGAAGTGAAGTGGGCTATTCATTTTAGACAGTAACCCCACAAAACAAAAATAAATGCTCCCGCTCCTAAAAAAATTATGTACATTAAAGAAAGGCAATGATTAATTTTTCCTTCCCATCCTTTATTTATGCTAGTCAGTTTTTGTGTTTTTATTTTTTTTTGTAAGTAAGGAGGAAAAAAATCCTTTTCTTCGTTGGTTTCGGGTACTAGTTCTTCGCATATCATCCAATTTTTATTTCCTGCCACTTTCCAAATTTCTTCATTAAGAATTCTTACTCTGACTGCAGCATCAAACTTGTGGTTAAATTGTTGAGTAACAAATAGTAAGGTAATAATTGTTATGATGACTATTAGAAACATAGCAGAAACAAGTAAGTTTGTACTTTTTTCAGAATTTGGCCCGCCAGCAAATTGAAGAATAAATGCAATAACAGCAGTAAACGAAGCTATTGAGGCCCAAATAATGGTTTCTTTATGATTATGGTAAGCTCCCTGATAATTCATATGAAATGTAAGTAAATTTATAAATTCTTGTTTATTCATAACTCTTCCCATCTTTTTAGAGTCAAAGACAGACCATAATTTTAATTTTACTAAGGTACCTATTGCATTCTTAATTAACGTTTTCCTCATTTCCTGTTCCTGTTATGGCCACTTTTCCAATAGTCAGATTTTCTACTGTTATGCGAGGTATAAGGGTACAGAAAAATAAACGTTTTTTTAATAAGAGTCGAATGTAACGAGAAACAGTTTGATCGTCAACTGAACGGAAACTCATCCTAAATTCGCAAAATTTGTGTTCTATCAGCAGCAAAAAGTGTTGGTTTTTGATCTTTTTTCGCTATTTGCGCGAAAGACGCCTAAGGGGGGTAGCAATCAAGCCATTACTACCAGAATGAATCCTGCTCATAGAGTCAAAATTAATAGAATTACTGCTGGCTATTCTCTTGCAAATTAGCAGGAGTTCACGTAGAAGACGTCCTTGACCCGCTCCCGCTGCTCCTCCCACAACACCGGCGGATCCACCGCCAGATCAAACAGCTTAATGTCATTCGATAGTGCATCATCCAGAATGGCAGCCACAATATCTGGCGCAAGCATGGTCAAGTTAAGCATGCGACTGACGTAGCTGTTGTCGATCCCTTCGAGGGCAGCAATATCCCTCAGCGACTTAGCTTCGCCCGATTCCAACATAGCCAGCCAACGGTGACCTCTGGCCAGGGCCAACTGCAATGGTGTCGCTGTTGTATCCCATGGCCGAGCCTTTGCAGTTTCACCATTGGGTAATGTGACCAGCTTACGCCCACTGCGGCGTTTGATCTGAATTGGTACAGACAGGGTCAGTCTGCCATCGCTAGATGCAATAACATCTGGTGCACCGGCTTTGTGGATTCTGATATCGCTCATGCCAATGCCTCCTCTGGCTGCTCTATTTGCTTCGGACTCATTTCCAGTACCAGTCGCTCAATGCCGTTGGCACGCAGCCTCACTTCAAGATTGTTTGGTGATACGATCACTTTTTCAACCAGCAGTTTGACAATCCGACTCTGCTCAGCTGGAAACAGTTGCTCCCAAATCGCATCTAGCCGCGTCATGGCCACGGTCACTTTGGCCTCATCCAAGGTTGGATCAAGTTTGGTTGCCTGAGGTAGCACCTCCCCTATCAATTCTGGTGCACGCAAGATCGCACGCAGTTGGTCGAGCACTGCCGATTCCAGTTCTGCAGCAGGTAGCCGCGGCAATCCTGATGCACCCGCATGTTCTTTGGCATCACGCTGCGGTATATAGTAGCGGTAACGACGCCCGTTCTTTTTAGTCGTGTGCCACGGTGACAAAGCTCGTCCGTCATTGCCAAACACAATCCCTTTGAGCAGATATGGCACCTTTGCCCGAGTAGCATTGCCACGCACACGCCCATTGGTGGCGAGGATCGCATGCACCTTGTCCCACAGATCATGGTCGATGATGGGTGGATGCTCAGCCTGATACCACTGCTCTTTGTGACGCAGTTCACCCAAATAAGTGCGGTTGTTCAGCGCCTTGTAGATTAAACTTTTATCGATAGGTTTGCCATCGCGCACCTTACCATCCTGCGTTACCCACGATTTCGATTTTATGCCATCCAGTTTCAGTTCCTTGACCAGCATGGTGCTGGAACCGAGCTCAACAAAACGCTGGAAGATATATCGGACAATCTTGGCTTCGCGCTCATTAGGCACCAGCCGACGATTTTCGACATCGTAGCCGAGCGGCGGTATGCCACCCATCCACATCCCCTTGCGTTTACTAGCCGCGATCTTGTCACGAATGCGCTCACCAGTGACTTCGCGTTCAAACTGCGCGAAGGACAGCAGAATATTGAGCATCAGCCGACCCATCGAGGTCGTCGTATTAAAATTCTGGGTCACCGAGACAAACGACACACTGTGTTGCTCGAACACTTCCACCATCCTGGAGAAGTCGGCCAGACTGCGCGTCAGACGGTCAATCTTGTAGATGATGACAACATCGATCTTGCCTGCCTCGATGTCAGCCAAGAGACGCTGCAGTGCGGGCCGCTCCATGTTGCCACCGGAGTAGGCCGGATCATCGTAGTCATCAGAAACCGCAATCCAACCTTCATTCCGTTGACTGGCAATATAAGCATGACCCGCGTCACGTTGGGCATCGATCGAGTTGTATTCCTGATCCAACCCCTCATCGGTAGATTTGCGCGTGTAAACAGCACAACGCATACGTCGCTTGATGTTTTCGCTCATCGCTTGGCTCCTTTCTTGCTCTTAGTCTTCACTGGAGCTTTCAACCCAAAGAAAAGCGGCCCGGACCATCGCGTACCAGTAATCTCGCGTGCAATTGCAGAGAGGCTGGCATACCGACTGCCTTCATATTGATATTGTCCATCCGCCTCCACCACGACGCGATGCTCGACATCCTGATAAAGCCGTATCAATTCGCTACCTGGTAAAGGGCGATAATCCTTTTCACGGCTGCGCAGTTTGCCGGTCTCGATCAATGCCTTGATGCGCCGCTCGTTACTTTCCAATAGATTACGATTGGTTTTCCGGAATTCTATGAGTTGCAATTTGTGTGCAATGCGTCGCTCAAGAAATTGGCGATTGTAGTTCGGTATTTCAGTACCGAATAATCGTTTCCAAAGCGCCTTGATCTCAATCATCGGTAATTCAGGTAATTGGGCGATTTGTGAGAGTACCGATGGTGGAAAGGAATATGGGGTGTTACGTGTGTTCATTGTGACTCCGTTTTTATCTTGTTGACGGGGTTGGAATGAACGCTCTGGTGGCCAGAAGAGTCAAGTTCAAACTTGCTCTCCGCTGCCATTCCAGCATGCCGCTTACACTCTGCGTTGCGCAGCCGGACCAGGCCGCTTGCCAGTAACATCGCAATCTCCTGCCTGCGCTGCGCCGGTGTCATTTTCTCGGGTGGGGTTTGGTTCACATCCATCATCGGTATCGCCTCTCGTTTTCCAACTCGTTTGATGGTGAAATTATGCCTCCAGGACTTCAAGATGGCGATGAGGGAGTTGCTAGCGAATAATGGATAAAACCAAGTAATGCAAAAATGACGAACAAAATATGGAAGCTATCGAACGATCGTTTGTCCCCGACGTTCAAAAAAGTCGATCGTGGATTCAAGTCCGGTATCATCAGCTTCGTTTTGATTCCAATAACGTGGTTCCACATCAGGTAGAATAAGTATTCCCAACGTTATTCCATATTGGTTGGACACGAAGCTCATTTCGGTAAGGGGCATGTCCGCAGGTTCTTTTCTAAACCATAGGGAGGCTGGAATTTTGTTGATAGCGGTCTGGGTCTTACAATTACGCGAGTGCATAACAGAAGCCAATGGAACCGGGATAGTCATTTTTCTTGTCGGAAGATAAGCTCCTGACAGGAAAGCCGCCTTGTTTGATCGTGCCCACAGAACATGGTCATCCCGAACAGCCAGCACAATGGCGCGTTTAGGCGCAAGTTCGATCCATTTCAGCATAGCCGCCATGAGTGACACATCATATCTATTCGCACAATGCCTTAGCAGATCAAAAGACGGTTCCTCAGCATCAACTTGAGCACGAAAATCATCCATCGGCATCAGAAAGGTGGCCGCAAACTCATCTGCTTCCTTCTCGATACCGGCGTCTTCTGCATCCCACTCCACCATATCTGCATCACTGCATTCGAATTTTTCACGCGTGTTGCGGTGCAATAAGTAATGCCCGAATTCATGCGCCTGTGTGAAACGAATTCGTCCACTGGACGAATTGGCTGTGTTATAGATAATCTGCCATTTGGTTCTTGTTTTATTGGGCCGAAGAAGCCCCTCGAATCCTGGTAGCTCATCCCCTGAGATTTCAGTAATCGGATCCAAAGGAAAACGCTGGCGCGTGTAATCCTGAGCAAACTCCTTAATTGGGATGGGTAAAGGATAATTTCCACCGAAAGCCGGTTTGATGACCTTCGAAAGAAGTTCATTGGCTGTCGCCTTGGGAGACTTTGGGACGATACTCATGCTTAGCCCGTCATTACTCGTCGTCGAAAGCATCCATGATTTTGCGCAGTTTTTTCTTTGTATCTGGGTCTAGTTTCTGATATTTCCGGAAGAAGGCTTCATCCGCGACTTTTTCATCTGGCGCAGTCTCGCGTTCTTCGAGCAAATACTCTGGCGTCACTTCCAATGCTGCCGCAATACGGTTGATCTTGTCAGCCGAAGGGCGTTGCGGTTTTCGATTTTCTAAATCCCATAAATAACTCTTGCTTGTTTCAGTCAATTCCGCAAGCTTATCCAGGCTGTACCCTTTTTCTTTGCGTAAACGGCGAATTTTTTCACCGAGAATCGATGTCACTCGCACTTCCCCCTATAAATACCGAACATTATTGTACCTGTTTGACACGATAACTGTCATCTAATAAAATTGTTCGATTTTCCGAACAAGCAATAACCTGTATCAAACGTGATGTTGTAGCCCATAACAATCCAATAACCCTCATCTCTGGAGAATTCTGAGCATGCAAGCTTTCAACTATCGCCATCTCATTCGCATGATACCGCCCCGCACCTGGCAATACTACTTCCAGGCGCGCAAAATCGATTTGAGCGAAGATCACCACTGGGATATGCCGCTCCAAAAACTCATCCCCGCTCTTATTGATGCCACAGATACTCTCCCCCCTGACGCTGGCAAAATAATTTACAGCGAGCTGCGTCGTGTCTATGCGCTTTCCAATCGACGCGGTGTTGATGCCTTGCGCAACGTAGCCCAGCCTGACGCTGCGCTGCACGATGATTTTGTTCAACTTTCCAGCGATGCTGAGCGCGTCTTGTGGGTGATGGCCAACTGGCCGGATCTGTTCCATGCTGCTGAGGCTGTTTACGCTGCCAATCTACGGATTGGAAAACGTGGCTGGAAACGCCTGCACATCACTCCTGAAGAAACGCTCTTTCGCAACACCGAAGACATTCAGGCACTTGAGCAATCATTGGCGCAAGCATTTACACCTCGAAGAGGTACCCCTCGCGCATGTCAGATCGATTTGATGGATCGCCACCTGGACGGTGGCTTGCAACTCAACATACTGATCGAAGACAACGTGCAGCGGCGACTTGAGTTTGGCGACGACGATCGCGCGTTCTGGCGCGATGTGCGGCCGCCGCTGGAAATGGACGTGGTCATTTACCCCAACAACGGCGTTATCGACATCATGGCGCCGGGGGGCTCTAAAATACAACAAAAGGTGCTGGAACACCTCGGTGCACATATTTTCAGGAAACCACTTAAGCCGCAAGCCATCGAGCAACCCTTATTTTTGTTGAATCGATTACGTGACGGCTTCGAACTGTTCGATGACAGTCAAGTTGATTTGGCTGCTCACCGGGTTGAGCGTATTCGTTTATCACAAGCAAAGGTGCGCGCCAATCTTACGCCGCATTGTGACTACACCATCAAACCACCGGGCGATAAGGACGCACCCGATGTGCTTGCTTGCGTCAAATCGCATCGAGTTGACCATAGCTTGATGAGCCATGGGTTTAATATCGTGGAAGCAGTCGTCACCTTGTATTTTTTGCCGCTCAAAATAGGAAAACCAGGTCGCGTGCTGCACATTGAGCTCAAGCAGAACGGCATCAGCAACCTTCGAGACATGGATGAGACTGATGCCAAACTGGTGGAATCCCTGTTACAAGTGTGGGGCGTCATGCAACCGAACATCGCAGAAAGCTTGCCTTTTGTAACGGCCCCGACAACTCCGGAAACCCTCTAATGAGTATCAGCATGGCCGCCATGCCCCTCTTTCCCAATACTGCGCTGAGTGATCAGGCATTCACCGAGCTGTGTCGGCTACTGGAACAAGTCGAGCCGAAGCTAGCGCCTGATGCGATTTGGTTGAGCGGCAAGAATCATCTCTATGAGTACCTTCGCGATATCGGTGCAATGACGCTCTCGAACGACCTTGCCGTAGATCTGCTTTGTCATCAGTGCTGCAGCGAAACGTTCCGCCCTGTGGCCAATCCAGAAACTGAGACTCAAAATTTTCCTTATCGGGGTTACTGCCCGGACTGCGGTTGGATTGATCTAAAGCCTGAGCAAGCGCGCATCTGGCAGATTCAACCGCTGACAATTGCGCGCTGGCTCGGCGTGGCGCTGCAGCTGACACCGCGATATTTACCTGAGCCCATCATTGAAGGTGTGCTCTGGCGATTAGGTGAGGCTGAATTCCGGCGCAAGCGACGTACGCTATTTTTTGGGCGGCGGCTCGTGGAATCAGCCGAAGCTGTATATGAAAAACTGACTGAGTTGGTTGCACCTGGCGCAGAAGTCATCATTACCACCAGCGATATCGCTGCCCTGCAGAAATCGGCCATGGGTGATCGACTGACCGTGCCTCTGCGCGCAGTTGCTCACCTGAGAAAGACCGGTTTTGTCATAGAAAATTTGGATGCCTATCTTGTCGGAGTTGGGCCTGTCGCTAGCTCTGATGAAACTTCGCTGCGGCTGATGCACAGCCGGCGGATCGCGCTAATCGATGGACAAGAACACAAGCTATCACCGCAGGTTTACGCCTTCTTGAAAATTCTCGAAGATGCCGACGGCGATGAGGTGCACAAGCGTTACCTGGCCGAAGCACTCGGGATTGAAGAAACGTTTCGCACCGCTGATATTTTTAAGCGGCACAAGTTGATTCTTGAGACATTCATTGAGGCAGATCGCAAAGGCAACTACTGGCTGAAACCCGAGTTTGTCATTTTGGAAAGGAGGTGACGCTTCAGAAAAAAATATTACTCAGATACATCATTCCAATAGAGCATCATTCAAAACAGATCCAGAAAGGAGTCAAAGATGAGTGGCAAGAATCAACACGTCGTAGCTCGTGAAGACGGATGGGCCGTCCGCGGTGAAGGTAATCAACGCGATACCTCGCATCACCGTACTCAAGCAGAAGCCGAAAAAGCGGCACGCGAGATTGCAATCAATCAGCGAAGCGAAGTCATAATTCATGACAAGAATGGACGCATTCGTGAACGCAACAGCTATGGAAACGATCCATTCCCGCCCAAGGGGTAATCTTTAGTTCATCAGGAATCCATTTGATCAACCAGCCCGGTCTAATACACCGGGCTTTTTTTATTTATCGCCTATGGCAAAAAACAAATTACCGATTTTGCCCCACTATTTTGTCCACTTTGCCCACCGGTTTGCCCACCCCCTGTTCTCCATAATTCTCCTCACATTTTCGCAACCACTTGTAAGGAGGAAAACTTGAATATCAAGCACCTAAATCAGCGTCAATTGGCCGATCGATGGGACGTGAGCGAAGCCACACTGGAACGTTGGCGCTCAGAGGGCATCGGTCCCATCTATCTAAAACTGCAAGGGCGCATTTTGTACCGCGTCGAAGACATCGAGAGCTTTGAACTCGAAAGCCTGCGCAAAAGCACGACCGAGCGTGTCAATGTGGGAGGTGCCATATGAGTAGCCTCACCCCCGAACAAATTCTCGCCACCCCGGCTGGCTTACTCGCCGAGCAGTCCAGTGAATCACTATTTCAGCTCAAAAATGATGCCACCGATCTTCTAGCTACAGCCAAGGCACTCGTGGAGCATATCGAGCAGGCATTGAGTTTGAAGTATGCCGAGCGCGCGCAGCAACTTCGTCTCACATCTGGCAAAGATACTGGCATCGTGCACTTCGATGACGGCCGTGTGCGCATCACTGCCGATCTGCCCAAGAAGATCGAGTGGGACCAGGCTAAGCTTTCCGACATCACACGACGCATCGCCGCCAATGGCGACGACCCATCGGAGTATGTGGAGATCAGCTACCGAATTTCAGAAGCCAAATTCAACGCCTGGCCTGATGCATTGAAAAGCGTGTTTGTGCCAGCCCGCACCCTCAAAACCGGCAAACCCGGATTCCGCCTGACATTAATCAAGGAGCCTAACCATGTTTAAGAAAAATCGCACACTACTAGAAAAATTGAAATCACTTCATCCCTATTCGCTGGATGAACTACCTGCGCTGGTTCAGGTAGAGGGTGAAGAGCTCAACATCGAACAGACCACGCTCGATCAATTGGCCTTTGCCATCCTGTCGCTCGAAAACAAAATCCAGCCATGGAACCGACGCCTGTATGCCTTGCGCGAACTCTACGATCTGGCGCGCAAACGCGGCGCACTCGGTGCGCAGCGCATGGAAGAGATTTTCGCCAAAGCGGAGAAATCACAATGAGCCTTCCCATCATTACCGCAGACCAACGACTGGCCGAGAAACGGGGTATCAAAGGTGTGCTGGTTGGCAAAAGCGGCATCGGCAAGACCTCGCAATTGTGGACGCTCGATGCCAACAGCACGCTTTTTTTCGATCTCGAGGCGGGCGACCTTGCGGTGGAAGGTTGGGCAGGTGACACCATCCGGCCGCGCACCTGGCAAGAGTGCCGCGATTTTGCGGTGTTCATCGGTGGGGCCAATCCTGCGCTGCGCGATGATCAACCCTACAGCCAGGCTCACTTCGATGCGGTCTGCAGTCGCTTTGGTGATCCCTCGGTTCTCGACAAGTACGACACGGTATTCGTCGACTCGATCACGGTAGCCGGACGACTGTGCTTGCAGTGGTGCAAAGGCCAGCCGCAGGCCTATTCCGAAAAAACCGGCAAGCCAGACACGCGCGGCGCCTATGGTTTGATGGGTCAGGAGATGATCGCCTGGCTCACCCACCTGCAACACACCCGAGACAAGAACGTATGGTTCGTCGGCATCCTCGACGAACGGCTGGACGACTTCAATCGTCGGGTGTTCTCGCTGCAGATCGAGGGCTCCAAGACCGGCCTCGAATTGCCGGGCATCGTCGATCAAGTAATCACCCTCGCCGAACTGAAAGCTGATGACGGCACCAGCTATCGCGCCTTCGTCTGCCATACGCTCAACGCCTGGGGTTATCCCGCCAAAGATCGCTCTGGACGGCTCGATCCGCTTGAGGAGCCGCATCTCGGGAGGCTCATGGAGAAGATCTCCGGCCCTGCCAGACCTGCCCGTGAGCGGCTTGATTTTGCTCGCCCAAGCCTACCCATCGCAGCTCAAGCCAACCCTCAATAAGGAGTTTTTTTATGGAATATTTTGATTTCAATTCTGCTGCCGAACAATCCTCTTTTGATTTGATACCGAAAGGCACGCTCGCTCGCGTGCGTATGACCATCCGACCCGGCGGTTTTGATGATCCCTCGCAGGGTTGGACTGGTGGCTATGCAACGCGCAACGACAATACCGGTTCAGTCTATCTGAATTGCGAATTCGTGGTGATGGAAGGTGAGTATGCACGCCGCAAGATGTGGTCGCTGATCGGCCTCTTCAGTCACAAGGGCCCCGAGTGGGCCAATATGGGCCGCACCTTCATCAAGGCGATCCTCAACTCTGCGAGAGGAATTCATCCGGGCGACAACAGCCCTGCCGCACAGAATGCGCGCCGCATCAGCGGCTTTGCCGATCTAGATGGCATCGAGTTCCTGGGTAAGGTCGATTGGGAGAAGGATCAGAATGGCGAGGACAAAAGCGTCATCAAGGTGGCCATCACCCCGGATCACAAGGATTACGCTGCGTTGATGGGTGACGCCCGTCCGGCTGCCCCATCAACCAGCAGCCCCAATGCTTATGCTCAAGCCAGCGGGCGTGCTCCCACATCAGCTCGACCCAGCTGGGCGCAATAACGGGGGGCAGCCTTTATGATACTTCGTCCCCGTCAATCTCTCCTGGTCGAGCGCACACTGGCGGCGCTCGATCAGCACGGCAATACGCTGGCCGTTGCCCCGACAGGTGGAGGGAAGACTCTGATGTTATCAGCAGTGGCAGGCAACATCCTGGCTGACTCGGATGCCAAGGCCTGTATTCTGGCACACCGCACCGAGCTCACGACACAAAATCGCGACAAGTTTTTGCGCGTGAATCCAAGCATGAGCACCTCGGTGTTCGACGCCAACGAAAAGTCATGGCATGGACAGGCCACGTTCGTCATGGTGCAGACCTTGTCGCGGCAAGCCCATCTCGAGCAGATGCCAACACTGGATCTGTTGGTCATCGATGAAGCGCACCATGCTACCTCGCCCAGTTACCGGGCGGTGATCGAATGCGCCCAGCAGAAAAACCCCAAGCTGCTGCTCGCTGGCCTCACCGCCACACCCAACCGGGGTGATGGTACCGGCCTGCGCGAGGTGTTCAGCAACGTTGCTGACCAGATTACCCTGGGTGAGATGATCGCATCCGGCCATCTGGTACCGCCGCGCACATTCGTCATCGATGTGGGCGCCCAGGAAAAGCTGGGCAGAGTTCGACGCACGGCCGACGATTTCGATATGCATGAAGTCGCAAGCATTTTGAACACGACCGTGATCAACGAAGCCGTAGTTGCCCAGTGGAAAGAAAAGGCCATGGGGCGCAAAACCATCGTTTTTTGCTCAACGGTCTCGCATGCCGATTCAGTCTGCCAGGCTTTCAACGCAGCGGGTGTGAGTGCGCTGCTGATCCACGGCGAGTTATCGGATGTCGAGCGCAAAGCACGGCTGGCTGAATACGAGACTGGACACGCCCAGGTGGTGGTCAACGTAGCAGTGCTGACCGAGGGCTACGACTATACGCCGACCAGTTGCATCGTCTTGCTGCGCCCCAGCTCCTACATGTCCACGCTGATCCAGATGGTGGGTCGCGGCTTGCGTACGGTCGATCCGGCGGAATTCCCGGGCATCGTCAAGACCGACTGCGTGGTACTCGACTTTGGCACCGCCACGCTGATGCACGGCACACTCGAGCAGACAGTCCAATTGGAGGGCAAGACCCCGCAAGAGCCGCGTTTCAAACAATGCCCGGAATGCGCTGCCCAAGTACCGCAGGCGGCCAAGATCTGTGCTTTGTGCGGACACGAATGGTCGAGTGAGATCAGCACGCCTGTTGGCAAATCAAACGCGCCGCTGGCCGACTTCATCATGAGCGAAATCGATCTGCTCAAACGCTCAAACTTCCGCTGGTGCGATCTGTTCGGCTGCGATGATGCGCTGATGGCAACCGGCTTCAATGCCTGGGGCGGCATCTTCTTCCTGAATGGACGCTGGTACGCCGTGGGAGGCGGTAAGAGCTTGCAGCCACGCCTGCTGGCCATCGGTGAGCGCACAGTCTGTATGGCCAAAGCCGATGACTGGCTCAACGAATGGGAATCGGCCGATTCCGCACATAAGACCAGGCGCTGGCTGAACGAACCACCCACTGAGAAACAGCTGCGCTACCTGCCGCAGGAAGTGCGGTCGGATTTCGGAATGACCCGCTATCAAGCTTCGGCGTTACTCGCGTTTCATTTCAACAAAGATGCGATTCAACGGCTCGTCATGGCAGCCAATCACACTTGTCAGGAGGCTGCGTGAGATGTGCTATTTGCTATCGACAGGCCAGGGGATTTGGTTGGTTCAACACAAGGCTGCCACGCACCGATCCGCGTCGCTACTCGGACCAGTGGATGTTTTGTTCCCTGCGCTGCCTGAATTCCTTTTCAACCATCATGCAAAAAACGGAGGGACACATGATCGATGCGACTGATCTGGAACGTCAAGCCATGCGCGCGTGCTTATCGCCCTTGGGCGAGTATGTCGGCTCCATCGGTATGGAACGTCCACTGGCGGATTACCGCCGGGAAGAAGTGCTCACATTGATCGAGGTGGTGGTCACTGCCTATCAGGAATACATGATCGATGAACACGAGCGCATGGCAGAAAAAGAGCGCGCTTTCTTTGAGGAACGGCTTGCCCGGCAAGATCAAATTACATCGACAGGAGTACCGTTCTGATGCTTGATTACAACCACAAACCTAAATTGTACGAACGTATCACCGCGCTGATTGATCAGGCCATGGATGCTGAACGTGGTCAGCAGCCAGCGAGATCATATCTGGGTGCCTCGCGTCTGGGTATTGCTTGCGAGCGTGCCTTGCAATACGAGTATGCCGGTGCGCCGGTCGACCCCGATCGGGATTTATCCGGTCGTACTTTGCGTATATTCGAGTTTGGTCATGTACTGGAAGAGCTGGTGATCCGCTGGCTGCGTCTAGCCGGTTTCGAACTTTACAACCAGAAGGCTAATGGTGGCCAGTTTGGCTTCTCGGTCGCCGGTGGCCGCATCCAAGGGCATGTGGACGGCATCATCAGCGCCGCACCCGTCGAGTTTGGACTGACTTTTCCGATGCTATTCGAATGCAAAACCATGAACGACAAGTCCTGGCGCGAAACCGTCAAGCATGGGGTGACTGCCGCCAAACCCATCTATGCCGCACAAATGGCCATCTATCAGGCCTACATGGAAGGTGAGATTGAGGGCATCAGTCGCAATCCAGCGCTCTTTACCGCTATTAACAAGGATACGCAGGAGATCTGGTTCGAGCTGGTACCTTTTGATGCAGGCTTGGCCCAAAAGATGTCGGACCGTGCCGTCAAGATCATCCAGGCCACTGAAGCCGGTGAGCTGTTGCCGCGCAGTTTCATGGAGGCATCCCATTACGAGTGCAAATTCTGCCCATGGCAGGATCGTTGCTGGAGGTCGGCATGATGACGGACAATATCATCTGGCTTGATTTCAATGACGCGCCTGAGCAGCGCGATGCGCTGGTATCCGATACTGAGGCACTGCGTGCAGGGCTCTTGGCCCGGCTGGAAGCCGTACTGCACTACCTGTTCCCTAGAGGATACATCCGCAACGGCAAGTTCTACGTCGGCGACGTCGATGGCAATGCGGGCAAGAGTCTGGTGGTCGAGCTAGAAGGGCCCCGGCGCGGACTGTGGAAAGATTTCTCCACCGACGAGGGGGGTGACGTCATCGACCTGTGGGCCCGATCGCAAGGACTGTCGGCTCGCCATGACTTCCCGCGCATTGCGAGTGATATCCGGCAATGGCTCGGTTTGGCACCACCGAGCCATGACACCGTGCGCCGTGATGCTCGTAGTACACCCATGGATGAACTCGGCCCCTATACAGCCAAGTGGGATTATCTCACGGAGGAGGGCGAGTTGATCGCGTGTGTGTATCGCTACGATCCACCCACAGGCAAGGAATTTCGCCCCTGGGACGTGCATGCCAGAATGTGGCGTGCACCCGATCCGCGCCCACTCTATAACCTGCCAGCGCTGGTGAAAGTCCAGGAAATCGTGCTGGTCGAGGGTGAGAAATGTGCCGATGCACTGATCGCCTGTGGCATTGCGGCCACTACTGCGATGAACGGCGCGAAGGCACCCGTCGACAAGACCGACTGGACACCGCTTAACGGCAAACACGTGATGATTTGGCCGGATCGCGATGCGCCAGGCTGGGACTATGCCGAGCGTGCAGCCCGTGCTTGCGTCACAGCCGGGTGTGCTTCTGCGGCGATACTGGTGCCGCCTTCAGACAAACCTGACAAGTGGGATGCTGCCGATGCAGTAGCCGAAGGGTTTGATTGCTTGGAATTCATCGCGAGCGCTGAAAGACGGGTGATCAAAGCTGTTCCACTTATCCTTCCAACTTTTACCCTGGGTGCGCTGCTGGATGATGATTCGCCACTGCCCGCTGATCTGATTTCACCGCGTGTGCTTACCCCAGGTGGCATGCTGGTGTTCGGTGGTGCACCCAAGGTCGGCAAGAGCGATTTCCTGCTGGCGTGGCTCACGCACATGGCAGCTGGCGCGCCATTTCTGGGCATGTCACCACCGCGGCCGCTGCGAGTCTTCTATCTGCAGGCCGAAGTGCAGTACCACTACCTGCGAGAACGGGTGAAGGGCATCAAACTGCCGGCAAGCCGGATACAGGATGCCAGAGAGAACTTCATTGCCACACCGCAACTGCGCTTGATCCTGGACGATGCCGGGCTCGCCCAGATCATCCCGGCCGTCAAGCAAGCATTTGGTGATAAAGCACCCGATATCATCTCCATCGATCCGATTCGCAATGTATTCGACGGTGGCGATAGTGGCAGTGAAAACGACAACGACGCCATGTTGTTCTTTCTGTTGCAACGGGTGGAGCGGATTCGTGAGGCTGTCAATCCTGAGGCCGGCATCGTGTTGGTGCACCACACCAAGAAGCTCGGCAAGAAGCAGTTCGAGGAAGATCCGTTTCAGGCCTTGGCCGGCGCGGGTAGCCTGCGTGGTTACTACAGCACCGGGATGCTGCTGTACCGTCCCGACGAAACCCTCACTACGCGGGAGTTGATCTTTGAACTCAGAAATGGCGCGGCCATTCCGCAAAAGCATGTCGACAAGATTCATGGCGAGTGGCGCGAGGTCAATCCCAACACACGTCTGGTGATGCAGGACTACGGTCAGCGGCTGGATGCCGAGCGCCGACGTAAGCATGACGTCATTTTACAGGTACTGTTTGATGAAGCAGCCCGAGGACATTGCTATACCGCAAACCAGTTCTCCGAAGCGTTTGAGGGGAAAGCGGGGTTGGGTGCCAGTCGCACGATCAACGAGCGCTTGTCCGTGCTCGCCACACAAGGCTACATCAAATTCTTCCGCAATCCGCAGGACTATGGGCTAACACCCGTAAAACGCAGCAAATTTGGCTACCTGTGCGTAGAAGATATGCGCTTAACACGCGCCACCGAACCACCTGATCCTGAGAGCGGTGAGATCAAAACAGAAACTGCCCTGGTCTTGCCGACTCACTACAAATGCTCCCAAACAGGCTCTATTTTACCCGTCGAAAATCCTGAAATCTGGGTTTACCAAGAGGATATGAAATCATGAAAAAAACAGCTAAAAAATTTCTGCAATCTAGCCCAGATTGCTGCAATCTGCAATCTGACTGCAAACAAATGTCATTGATTTACAATGGTTATCTGGAAATTTCCAGATTGCAGATTTCAGATTGCAAAAGACCCCTGCAATCTGAAATACCACATAAAAAAACAATAAGTTACGAAACTTCTCAGATTGCACGCAGTGTCTACCATACCTTCGGTATGGGTTGGTTTGCAAACTGCGCAAGCTTGTTTGCAACCCGCCAGATGTTTGTTTTTGTCGTGGCATCGGAGGTGGTGTGATGAAACGCGAGCCCATCCAATTTCTAACCGCCCCCCGGATTGGCAAGGTCATAACATTTGACGGTCAACGCTATGTGTTGGTGGAACATCGACTGCACTATCGCAAGCGTGATGGCGAACCAACGGTGATTCTAAACTGGGAAAGTCAGTGTGCTGATTGTGGGACTAAGTTTTCAACTACTACTCCACTGGCAGCTCCATACATCACACGCCGCTGCAAGAAACATCGCAAACCTAGCCGACCAGTGGCTTATGCCCGGGCATCAAACGCTCGCATGAGAAAAGGAGGTGCAAAATGAGTATCTCCATCCTCGCCCTTGATCTGGGCACAAACACCGGCTGGGCACTATCCAGTCGCGACGGTGCAATTACCAGCGGCACCGAGCAATTCAAACCACAACGCTTCGAAGGAGGCGGCATGCGCTACCTTAGGTTCAAGCGTTGGCTCACCGAAGTCAAACAATGCGCCGATGGTATCGACACCGTATTCATGGAAGAAGTTAGACGGCACGCGGGTGTGGATGCGGCACACGCCTATGGTGGTTTTCTCGCTACGCTCACCGCATGGTGCGAGCATCACAACATTCCGTACCAGGGCGTGCCGGTGGGTTCGATCAAGAAGCATACGACTGGCAAAGGCAATGCGAGCAAGGATGAGATGATCGCTTCTGTGCGTGAGCTTGGTCACGCTCCTGTTGATGACAATGAAGCCGATGCGCTGGCATTGCTGCATTGGGCGCTGAAATATGGAGGTGCAAGATGAAAATCCCCCAACAGAACTACCGCTGCCCGCTTGGTCATCTGCAGCCACAAGTGACCGATCTGGAAGCAATCAAACAAAGTGGCTGGCGTGACCAGCACATCCTGGTCGTGTCAGCAGACGATGATCGCCTCGACTGGATGGAGCGCGAGCTGCTCAAACAGATCGGTGAGCGCCTGTACGGTGAGAAAGGAGCGCGCCATGAGTAAATGGACAGCAGAACTCGTCGCAGAGCGTTTCTCTGAGGCAGCGCAAATAGCAGAACGTCTTCCGCCGGTGCGCGTCCAGGGTTACTTCAACTGCTGGCCAGACATTCAACGTATGGCGTGGGAGAAGCTGGGTGCAGAGCCGCGAATGCACCGCTTCCCACCCGAGCCGGCTGCGATCGACCGCATGCATGAAACCATGCGCTGGGTGCTGTGGCTAGAAGAAGAACAACGCCATCTGATCTGGATGCGGGCCAAACGCTACGAGTGGCACAAGATTGCAAAACGCTTCGGCTATTGCACGCGAACGGCGCAGCGACGCTGGCAGCGTGCTTTGTTGGCCGTGGCTGATCACCTCAATCAAGGTTAATCGGTGATAGCCATGGACAAGGACTTTAAACTGGTCAAACATGCCGTTACAACACAACGCAAGTCCTGTCGTTCGGAACTCAATTGGCAATCTACAGCACTAAGTGATATGCTTTACCAATGAGAAGAGTATTTCTGACCCGGACATTCACCCGCTGGATGCGAAAGATAGGCTTGTCCGATGATGCCATTTGTCAAGCAGTCTCTGAAATGGCGCAGGGCCTCATCGATGCCAATCTCGGTGGCAACGTGGTGAAGAAGCGGATCGGACTACCAGGTCAGGGCAAGCGCGGTGGTGCGAGAACCATTGTCGCTACCAAGATGGCGGATCGCTGGTTCTTTCTGTACGGCTTTGGCAAGAACGAGCGGGCCAATATCGACAAGGATGAATTAAAGGTGTTACAAGAAGTAGCAAAAGAGCTACTGGAGTTGAACGACCGACAGTTGGCGGTCGCTCTATCTGCTGGTGAGATAATGGAGGTGTGTGATTGATGACAACGACAAAGCGTAAGAGCCGTATCCTGGATGAGATGCATGAGACGGCCCGCGGGCTGCACGACGCTGGCTTGATCAGCAAGCGCCGCATGCGCGAGTTCGATGCCCTGTGTCATCTCGACGTGGAAGAGATGTCCCCGCAAAAGATCAAGTCTCTGCGTGAGAAGGCACACGTCAGCCAAGCCGTTTTTGCCGCGGTGCTGAATACCAGCCTCTCTACGGTACAAAAGTGGGAGATCGGCGACAAGAAGCCCAGCGGCCCTTCATTGAAGCTATTGAACCTCATCGAACGCAAAGGGCTGGAAGCTGTCCTCTGACTTTCCAGTTGAAAAAAACAATAATTAGCAATTTTTAGCATGATTGACAAGGGATGCGAAAAGCTGCGAAGAATCGCGAATTTAGGGGCTTTGAGAGGTGTCGCATTTTTTAAAATTCCGTGTAAAATCTGCTTCATCGTAGAAATGACAACGGAAAAGACACTGATAGATCAAGACATTCTGCTAAGCCCCAACCAATAGTTGCTCCTGCAAACTCCTGCCAAAATCTGATGGGTCCTTCCTGCCCAGGATGGCATGCGGGGGGCGCGCGCCCGACATCGCGCTAGCGACAGATCAAAAAATCAGGTTACCAGAGTTACCAGTTACCATCCCATATCAACCCGTCCATGTGACGGGTTTTTTATTGCCATGCCAAACCTGCACATCGAATATCGCCCAATCGAATCGCTCGTACCCTATGTCAATAACGCCCGCACCCACTCCGATGAGCAGGTCGCGCAAATTGCCGCTTCGATGATAGAGTTTGGCTGGACGTCACCACTCCTGGTCGACGGTCACAACGGCCTCATTGCTGGCCATGGCAGATTGCTCGCAGCACGTAAGCTCGGGATGGATACTGTGCCAGTGATCGAACTGACTCACCTCTCACCGACGCAAAAGCGTGCCTACATTCTGGCCGACAACCGTTTGGCTGAGAACGCAGATTGGAACGAGGAGTTGCTGGCATTGGAACTGACTTCACTTTCTGAGGCAGGTTTTGATCTTACATTGACCGGCTTCGAAGACAGCGAGCTCGCACAGATGCTGGCCAATGATGTTGCATCTGAAGAGATTGCGCCAGAACAGGATGTTGATGAGCCCGATATGGCCGATCAAGTGCCTGATGCTCCGACAGTATCCGTGTCACGTCCAGGTGATGTTTGGACTTTAGGGCCCCATCGCCTGATTTGTGGCAATGCAGCCAATATGGCTGTGGTAACCACGCTGATGCAGGGTGAGGAAGCTCAGCTTTGCTTCACTTCACCACCTTATGGTAACCAGCGCGACTACACGAACACGATTATCGATTGGGATGCATTGATGCGTGGCGTCTTCGCTCAATTACCGATGGCCGATGACGGCCAGGTTTTGGTCAACCTCGGTCTGATCCACCGCGAGCAGGAGGTCATCCCCTACTGGGATGCCTGGCTATCCTGGATGCGCACCCAAGGCTGGCGACGCTTCGCTTGGTATGTGTGGGATCAAGGACCCGGTTTGCCGGGGGATTGGAATGGCCGGCTGGCCCCTGCTTTCGAATTCATCTTTCATTTCAACCACAAAGGTTCGGAACCGCGCCGCCCCAACAAGATCGTGCCGTGTATCTACGCTGGGCGCGATACCCACCTGCGCGGTGATGGCACCAGCGGCGGCGGTATGCGTAACAAGGACGGCAGCAAAACCGCCTGGAATCATGCCGGCCAAGTGACACAGGAAAACAAAATTCCCGACTCGGTGATTCGCATCATGCGTCACAAAGGTAAGATCGGTGAAGAGATCGATCATCCGGCGGTATTCCCGATAGCGCTGCCGCAACACGTTCTAGAGTCTTTCTCCGATGAAGGCGACATCGTATTCGAACCGTTCTGTGGCTCCGGTACCACGCTGCTGGCCGCAGAGCGTAGCGGACGAATGGTGCGTGCTGTCGAGATCGCACCCGAATACGTGGATGTGGCCATCAAGCGCTTCCAGCAGAATTTCCCGAACATTTCAGTCACGCTGATGGGCTCCCATCAATCTTTTGCTGAAGTTGCTTGCGCGCGATTAGGCGAGGAAAAGTCAGAACAATGAACCTCTCCTGGTTTGCTGACAAGATCGAGCAATGGCCGATCACTCGATTGCTGCCCTACGCGAGAAACGCTCGCACCCACTCGGAAGCTCAAGTGGCACAGATTGCCGCCTCTATTGCCGAATTTGGCTTTGTGACGCCATGTCTGGTCGGTGCGGACGGTGTCCTTGTGGCCGGACACGGGCGGCTCGCCGCTGCTCGCAAGCTTGGACTGGAGCTCGTGCCAGTGGTAGTGCTCGATCATCTGAGTCCCACACAACGTCGTGCTTTGATCATCGCGGACAACCACATTGCTGAAAATGCCGGCTGGGATGAGGAAATGTTACGCATCGAACTGGCAGCGCTTCAGGACGACAACTTCGATCTATCGTTGACCGGTTTCGATGCTGATGCACTGGCCGATTTGATGGCAGGCAATGAGCCACAAAACGAGGGTCAGACTGATGACGATGCAGTTCCCGAAGTATCAGAACTAACCGTATCACGCCCGGGCGATGTCTGGTTGTTGGGCAAACATCGGCTGCTGTGCGGTGACGCCACTGACCCAGCGAGTTACGCTGCCCTGCTCGGTGACGAGCATGTGGCCATGATCTGGCAAGACCCGCCGTATAATGTGGATTATGCCAACACTGCCAAGGACAAACAGCGCGGCACCCATCGCCCGATACTCAACGACAATCTGGGAGAGGGTTTTCAGGACTTCTTACTCGCAGCATTAAAGCCAGCACTGGCCCGATGCGACGGCGCGATTTACATTGCGATGTCTTCAAGCGAACTCGATACGTTGCAGTCAGCGTTTCGAGCGGCCGGTGGCAAGTGGTCGACCTTCATCATCTGGGCGAAGAACACCTTTACGCTCGGGCGGGCCGATTACCAGCGGCAATACGAACCTATTTTATATGGTTGGCGTGAAGGAGCATCGCACTACTGGTGTGGCGACCGCGACCAGGGGGATGTCTGGTTTTTCAATAAACCAACCAAGAACGATCTGCACCCCACGATGAAACCGGTGGAACTGGTAGAGCGTGCCATCCGCAACTCCTCGCGTCCCGGCGAGCTGATGCTGGATTGTTTTGGCGGCTCAGGAAGCACCCTGATCGCTGCCGAGAAATCGGGACGGCAGGCACGACTGATGGAACTCGATCCCAAATACATCGATGTAATCGTGCGCCGTTGGGAATCATTTACCGGCAAACAGGCAATCTTGGCTGGATGCGAGCAAACCTTTGCTGAAGTGGCTTCGGAGCGTCAAGCAGTTTTAGCCTAAAAAATTACTTCTCCTGCCGCTTGAGATCGCGATAAAAATTCTCGTGCGGCCCAAAGGTCAGCAGTTTCAGGCTATTCTCATCGAGAATACGGTAAGCCAGCATACATAACTGGTTCGATAAACGGAACTTGTAGACTCGAATGCCTTGCAGATCTCCCACTTTCGCTTCACCATATTCAGGGTGGTTAGCGATGGTGCGCACTGCTTCATCCAGCTCAGATTTCTGCTGGGGATGCAGTTTTTTTACTGCACGCTCGAACGCAGGAGTAACAAGTAACCGCATCAGCCGAACTTATATTCACCGATAGGCTCCTCCTGATCAGCGAGCAGGATGTCACGAATCATGCTAAACGGCAAATCGGGATTTTCTTCGGCAATTCTGCCAATCTGCGACCAATATTCGATTTGCTTGGGTACCGAGCGATGCTGAATTTGTGCGTAACGTTTGGCCTGAGCAACCAGTTCCTCTGACAACTTTACGTTTATAGACATAGCAATCTCCAGTTAAAAGCCCATTATAGTCCAATTGGTTCCATAAAGTAACCTTGGTGTTTTCTTATCGGCTTTCATGCTGACAACAAAGCTAAACCGCTATACTGCAAGCTTCTCAACCCACAGGAGTATTTTAAGCGATGAACAAGACCGAACTGATAGAGCAGATTGCCATCCGCGCCAACTTGACCAAGGCTGATGCAGGCCGTGCTTTGAACGCTGTGCTGGATACCATCGTTGAAACCGTAAGTAACGGTGATGATGTAACGCTGCCTGGCTTTGGCTCGTTCAAAACCGCTCAGCGCGCTGCCCGTGAAGGTAAGAATCCTAGGACAGGCGAGAAACTCTCGATTGCGGCAACAACCGTACCCAAATTCTCTGCCGGTGCAACCTTCAAGAGTGCTGTTGCCAAGAAATAATCGGGTTGAAACCAAAACCTATGGGAGCGGCATTTGCCGCTCTTTGCATTGGTAATTTACGCAATATGGTATACCCGTTCACCTCTCTCTGGTTTTTCCGAGGTAATGGTAAGCCCGAGCTTCTTCTTTAAGGCGGTTGCGAAAAATCCTCTTGCAGTATGCGACTGCCACCCGGTCTTTTCACAAATCTGATGGATGGTCGCTCCTTCAGGGCGCTTGAGCATGGCAATTACCTGTTCCTGCTTGCTATTGTCGCGTGAACGAGACTTTTGAGTATCAGTTGCTTGTGCTTTATTGACCAAATCGGGTACTGCGGGGGCAATCGGCTCTCGATGCGGTAACCCCAAGGCTCTATAGCCTTGTTCTGAAACAAGCCAGTCAGTTTTATCGATAGTGATCAACGCCCGCTTGCAAAGACTTTCGATCACTTTTGTTTTGGCTGCGCCCTTGATGTTATCAGGGAACCAGACCAGTTTGCCGTTGGTGCGTTCTGCAGCATGGCTCAGGATTTGTTGTTGCGTGGAACTCAGTTGGATGGTCATAACGATCTCCTGATTAGGGTTGTTTGTGTTGTTGACCTGCTTCAAAAGCTGCCTGAAGCGCCGCCTTGATTTGCCACACTGGCAGGTAATGGAAATCAAGTGCATCCCGGTTGCGTGTCTCCAGGGTTTCGATGTCCAGATGCTTTTGCGCGATCAATGTCAAGATATCATTTGGCTGATCCATGCTTGTCCCCTTAAACATTATGAATCTTTGCGGCCTGCTCGAACCCAACCCAGGCACCATTCTGATCCAGGCCGCGTGAGGCCAATTCTTCGCGCGCTAAGCGATTCAGATCCAACTCACCGCGTGCTGCTGCCGCGAGCACCTTGGTCAGCGCAGTCTGGATGAAACCGATTTCGTCAACCGTAAAACCGTGGGTGGTGTAGCTCATTTTTCTTCTCCTGTTGTTTGTTGATGACGATGACATGAACGCTTCTTTTGAGCATAAAGACAAGCAGAACATGCACTTTCTTCAACCAAATGATTGACATCCATCATGGGGTTATCGATTCGCGCTTACGCGCGTCATCGCGGGGTTTCCCATGTCGCCGTGATCAAGGCAATCGAGGCTGGCCGCATCGCGCAAGAGGCAGATGGCACCATCGATCCTGAACGAGCGGATCGGGAGTGGGAGCAGAACACAACTTCCCCGCGCAAGAAAAGCACCATGCAAAATTACACCACAGCGGAATCGATTTCCTCCCCTCCCAATGGCACCTCGCTATTGCAGGCCCGCACCGTCAATGAAGTGGTCAAGGCACAAACCAACAAAGTACGCCTGGCGCAACTCAAGGGCGAACTCGTTGATC